AGAAGTTGAACCAACATCTAAAGAAGTTGAACCAACATCTAAAGAAGTTGAACCAACATCAACACCTGTAAATTATCCATCATCACCTAAAACTAAAATTGTAGTAGAAGATAGTGAAGAAGAATTAAGTGAAGAAGAATTAGCAAAACTCCAAGCTAAATTAGATAAATTAAAGAATAAAAAGAAGTTATGACAGCTGTAATAATTCCTGAATCTATATTGAGATTATTTCAAAATGAAATTCTAAAAATAAATTTAAATTTATTGGAAAATATATGTAAAATTTATGAAATAGATATTAATGAAGCAAAAGAAAAATTAAAAGAAATATATAATATTCATTTTGAATTAGAAGATATTAATAGTATTAAATATTCTAAAAAACATAAAGAAGTTGAAAAAGATATTCGTTGTATAGCAAGAATTTATAAACAAAATGAAGTATGTGTATCACAATGTATGAAAAAGAAAATAAATAATTGTGATTTTTGTAAAAAACATGATAGAATATTTAAAAGTGATAAATTACAATATGGTACTATAAATGAACCTATTCCAGAAGCAATTGAAAGAAAATTAATAAAAAAAAAAAAAAATACTTTAGTTTAAATTAATATTGTAAATTACCATTATCATTTGATATATTTTTAAGATTATTATGTTCTCTAGCAAAAGGTAAGTAAGAACTTGCAAGATTATTTATAGACTTATCATTTCTATAGCATTTACAATTTAAAACATCAGGATTACCATCATATGCAGGTACTTGACAATCAAAACATGATGTATAAAATGATCCATCAATTATTTCTTTTTTACCTTGACCACTTCTCCATTTTAATCTTTGTAAAAATGTATATCCATTTGATAATTTGATTATATAATTACCAAATTTACCAGATACAGATGCAATTATTTTTTCATTCTCTATTATATCGATAAAAATAAATGTATTTGGATCAGATGTTGATAAAACATTTAATATTAAATTTTTTTGTTTATCAATAATAGAATAAACAGAACCTATGATACCATTTTTATCAGGAACAGAATTTAATTGAATTGATATTTTTCCCATAGAAATATCATCATTATTATTATTAATAACTTTATCATATACACCTGTTATATTTGTAAAATGTAATGTATTAGTTGTAGTACTATTAACATTTGATTGTGAAGTATTAAGACTTGTATTATAAAAATTTTCAGATATTTTATTGCAAATATAATCACCCGTTGCAGTATATAAACATTGTGATATTCTTTGATTCATTTTATATTTATAAATATAAAAATATAAATAATTAATATAATAAAATTAATAATTAATTATCAGGCATTGGAAATGCAGATAATAACCCTTGATTTAAATTATCCATAACTTCAGCTGCAACTGTTTGCTTTACTTCTTTACGGATTTCAGCACGTACTTGTTGTTCATCACTTATTTTTTTTGTTTCCATATATTTTATAAATGATCTCATAACATAAACTATAAATATAAATGTAATAATAACTACAAATATCCAAGTTACAAATTCTTTAATAAAATTATCAATATTATTATGAGTAATTGGAGCGAATACTTTTCTAAATCTTGAAACTTTATTTAATACAAGAGAGTAAACCCATGGAATTATAATATCACCTACTAAAGATCTAAGAAAAACTCCAGTTGAGAACGAAATTGTTACCGCAGCCATTGATCCTAAAATATTATTAGTAATTAAAAATTGTGAAAAATTATCATTAAATGAACTCATTTTATATTAATAATATAAAAATATTTTATATAAAAATGTATTTAAAGATATTACTTATATTATACTTAGTTATTGGAGGAACAAAAGAAAATATGGAAATATTAAATAATTTTATTAAAAAATTTTTATAATATAATATTAAAAATGCCAAAAACATTAAAAAAAAATCCATCAAGACCTGTATCAAAATCTCAAACTAAACCATCCAAATCTGAATCTGTAAAATCTGAATTAAAGCAAAAAGATTCTAAAGTTATTTTTGTTAATCTTGAAAAACCAAAAATATCTTATGCAAATAGTATATTTTCAAGATATACCGAAGGTAATAAAATTATAACAATAGAAATTAATAATAATAATGGTATAATATCTGGAAAATATACAGAAGAAGATAAATCTGGTAAAATATTAAAAACAAGTAAAATAACACAAAAAAATATTGACAAATATGAAAAATTAATTAGATAATAAAATTTGATTATTTTTTAATTTTTATTATAATTTATATCAAAAAATGACAGACTTTGAAGAACATTTTATTAAATTTATTAATAAATGTTCATTAATTAATAAAATAAATATAAAAAATGATGATTGGTCATTATCATCTAGTCCAAATATTATATTAGATTTTATTGAAAAATATATTGATTTTCAATGGAATTAGGAGCAATTATCAGCTAATCCAAATATTACATTTGATTTTATTAAAAGATATCCTGATAAATCATGGAGTTGGTATTATTTGTCAGTTCATAAAGATATTTCAATAGAAATTATTAAATATTTTATAAATAAATCATGGAATTGGTTTTATTTATCAAAAAATAAAAATATTACATTTGATATAATTAGAGAGAATATTAATTTACCATGGGATTGGAATAGTGTGTCATGTAATGTAAATATTACATTTGATATTGTTGAAAAACATCCTAATCTACCATGGAATTGGGATTATTTAAGTTGGAATCCAAATATTTCATGTGATATTATTGATAAATATACTGATACGAAGTTTACTGAAAGTAACAAATGGAATTGGAATAATTTATCTAGCAATTCAAATATTACTTTTGATATTATAAAAAATATTCTAATAAATTGAATTGGGATTATTTATCTATGAATAAATTTACATATGAAAAAGAATTATTTGAAAGTAAAAAAAGAATTTGTAAAAGAAATGAAATTATAAAAGAAGAATTAATAAAAAATGTTTTTCATCCTTCTAAAGTACAAAAATTATTAGAAAATGATATAGAATATTTAGATTAAAATAAATTTATTTTTTTATTAAATTAAAATTTGATTTAAACATAATTTATGTTTTCATACTTAGAAAAATATGTTCTTGTTGTAAAATTGAAAAGAATGTTAGTGAATTTGGAAATAATATTAATGGGAAAAATGGAATAAGTTTTGATTGTAAAAAATGTATAAATAATAGAGCTGCACAATATAGAAAAACAATTAATGGACATTTACATGAAATATTTAATCATGCAAAAAGAAATGCAAAAGTTAGAAGAGAAAATAATCGCGAAGAGGCAGGTAAATTTGAAATTGAATTTAGTGATTTAGAAGATTTATTTAAAAAACAAGATGGAAAATGTTATTATTCTGGAATTCAAATGAACTTTGATAGAAATGATTGGAAAATATCATTGGAAAGATTAAATCCTAATTTAGGGTATATTAAAAATAATATTGCATTAATATGTGCAGAGTTTAATAGTATCTCACAATGGACTTCTGAAAAGATTAAAGAAATGCTATTAATATTAAATCAAAATATTATAGATAATCCTGCGAATTTTAAAGTTAATACAATTCGTAGAGAACAAAAAAGAGTTATTAAAACTATTATAAATGATATTGATTATTATTGTTGTACTAAATGTGATATAAATAAAACTCGTGATAATTTTAATAATGTTATTAATATGGGTTGTAGAGATTGTTGTAGAATAACAAAGAAAAATTTTTTAAATTCACCTAGAGGTTCTCTACAACAACTATTAGATGGTGCAAAGAAACATACAAAAAGACGAGAAGGTACAAAAATTACAAATCGTGATAATTCATTTGATATTGATTTAAATTTTTTAATAGATAAATTTAAAGAACAAAATGGATTATGTGCATATAGTGGATTACCATTACAATTTGGTTCTTATTTGAAAAATAATTGCAAGATATCTTTGGAGAGAATTGATGTATTTAAAGGTTATACTAGAGATAATATTTGTTTATAATTTAATGCAAGTGATAAAAGTGTTTTATATAAAGATAATACATTGGGAAATTCAGGATGGACAAAAGAAAAGTTTCAATATTTCTCAGAAAAAGTTAAAGAAAAATATAAAAATATTGAATATTAAAAATAAAATTATTTACTTAAATATTTTAATAAATTTATTAATAAAATAGTAGTATTAGCATTACTTAAATGTCCGGAATACGAATGTGTTATATCAAAATGTATCCATCTATTTTGTAATTCTTTCGGTACAAATTTTAATAAAAACATACCAGCCATAAAACTACCAGATTGTTTACAATTATTATAATATAAATTTTTAACATTTGCAATATCTGATTCTATATCTTCAACGTATTCAGGCCAAGGAGGTAAAAAATATACTCTTTCACCTACTTCTTCACTTATTTCTTCAATTTTATTTTGTAATTTTTTATTTAGAGTTAATATAGCAGCAGTTGTATCACAATGATAATACGCTGCAGCTCCAGTTAGAGTACTGAGATTCATAATATAATCTATATTTTTTAATGTATCTGCAAAACCTAGAGCATCACCCATAATTCCTCTACCTTCCGCATTTTGGTCTAACATCTCCACAGTAGTCCCATTATAGGATTTAACAATATCTCCAGGTTTTATAGAACTTCCAGAAATTACATTTTCAATTAAAGGAATAAGACCAATTACATTAATTTTCATTTTTGTATCAATAATATATTTCATTAAAGCTACAACAGTACAACCACCAGTTTTATCAGATTTCATTTCAAATAAAGTAGAATCACTTGGTTTAATATTAACACCACCAAGATCAAAAGTAACACCTTTTCCAATTAAACATATAGTTTTATATTTACTAGATTGTAGATAATTAATTATCATAAATCTAGGAGAATTTACACTAGATTGACCCAGTTGATATATTAAATTAAAACCTTGTTTTTTTAATTCTTTATCATCTAATACTTTAATATCAAGATGTTTATGTTTTCCTAATAAATTTTTTGAATAATCACAAAATGTTTGAGGATATATAATATTAGATGGTTCATTTTGAAAATCACGATTAATATTAGTAATATTAATTTGATGAATAATATCTTTAACAAAATCTTTATTCTTATGATGATCTAAAATATATAATATAAATTCTTTAGATTTTTCAGTTTTATATTTTGTAAATGTATATAAATTTTTAGCAATTAATTGAATAATTAATAATTTATATTTATTTTCAATATTTTTAATATTAATTTGTAAATTTTTATCATTAGATAAATTTTTAGTCATTTTTTTTGTGGTATAGAATACTTTTGTTTTATCTAATTTAAATTTATTTTCATTTTCATCTTTATTTTCAGCATTACTAAAAGAAATATTAATTTTTTTTAGTGTATTAGTATTTTTTAAATCATTTGATATAAATTTGATAATCATTTATTTAATTAGTATTTACAAATATAAAATAATTAAATTAAATTTATAGTTTTTATTTATAACATTGTCCATCTTCAAAATATTTAGAATTATATAAACCATTTTTAAATTGACTAGCAGAACTAAATACTAAAACTGAATAATATAATAAAAACATAAATACAAATACACCAAATATAGCTTTAATTAAAACAGCAATAGCATCAATATTTTCATAATGACAAACACTCAGACTCATTAATTTAATAGTAAATTCATTAAGATTTCTAGTAACAGAAAGTTCTTCAATTAATTTATTTAAATACCTAATATCTCTCATACATTTTACAGGATTAAATCTTATTAATACTATAAATATAACGCATATACAAATAATTAATACAAAAACATTTGTAAAAACTTCAGAGTATGGGAAAGGCATTCTACCAGATGCTTCAACAATATAATTACATTTATCAAATTTATCAACTATTACTTTAATATATTCAAATATTTGTAATTTTTGTTCTTTATTAAATTTAGTAAGTATATCAATTGATTGTTTTTTTTCAACAGGCGTAAATTGTGTATCTAGTTTGATTAAATATTCATTAAAATCAAGTAATTCATTAGATAAATCATTTGAATTATTTTCAATAATTTCAATATTAAACTCTAATTTTGATTTAACTTTTTGATAATATGATACAAGCATAGCTATAATTAACAATAGTAACATTACAGGTACTAATGTTTTTATAATTCCATTAATTACTGTTGATTTAAATTCTCTATTAACACCTAATCTATCACATTCTCTAATAGCTTCAGGAATATAAACTCTTTCATTAAGTATTTTTAATAAATATTTTAATAAAGCCGTTATCATAATAATAATTACCATAGTAACAATTATTTTTAAAATTTTTATATTTTTCCATTTTTGATAATAAATATTTTGTAAATTTTTATCACCAATATTAACAGATTCACTTATTTTTTTATAAAATTTAGAAATTATATCTTGATAGAATACAACATTTAATCCTTGTATTAAATCATTATATGTAATATTATCTAATATTTTAATAAATGTTTCATTTGTTACAAATAGACTACCTTTATTAGTATTATCATTAGTTAATTGTCTTTTAATTAAAATTTTCTTTTGTATATTTGTAGTCATATCAATAACATCTTTAGTATACATATCATATTGACTATTAATTTCTAATAAATAATTAACAATATAACTTTGATATTCAATAATATCAATATTTTTATAAGGTACTAAATTAGTAGAAACTAAATCAATAAAATATCCTTGTTTTATTTTAAAAATATCAAAATCTTTTTTTATTTTTGTTATGATAGTGTCATATATCAATTCAATAATTTTAGTTTTATAATCTTTAGGTAATAATGATGTAATATTATTTTCTAAAAAATCTGATATTGCATTTGTTATATAATCATGATCAAATGGGAAAGAATATCCATTTAAATAAATGAATAAATTATAATATAATTCTTGGAATAATGGAATAATATTTTTAAATACTTCAATAATAAAAGATTGATTATTAACATATATATTTTTTGATAATGATATAGATTCTGTAGAAATTTCTTGATTAGTTTCTTCTGTATTTACCGTAGATTCATTTTCTGTAGGAAATTCAGATTCAATTTCTGTAGGAAGTTCAAATTCAGTATTAACTACTGCATTATTTATAGATGCTGTAAAATCACTATTTATATTCACAGGCCATAAAGGTTGTTGAGTTTTATTTTGTTGTTGTTGTATAATTTCATTACTAAGTGGTATAGTTTTTTTTAATTCTTGTAATATAGCATTATTATTTTTTTTTTCTTTTTCATCTGCAGAATTAATTTGAGACTCTAATTCTTGTTGCAATTCTTCTTCTTGAGGTGTCATATCATCTGTAAAATTTTCAATAGTATTATTGTTAGTAAAATATTTTTGATATTTATTATTATAAATAGTTGAAAAAGCAATATTTACAGCTTCTAAATAATCTTTAGTAATTGCTGTAGAATTTTCTGAATTAATATCTAAATTATTAGGCATATATATTAATATTTTAGGAATTGGAAAATTATTGTCTATATCGGAAACATTAATATAAATTGGATAAACAAAAATAATTAAATAGAAGAAAGTAGTTAATAATCGAGTATGACTATTATTAAAATCAGGATCATTTAAATTATTACTAATACTATTTTTTATATCTTTATCATCTGGTTTAACATTATTTATATTAAAAGTATTTAATAATGATATCATAGGATTTATGAACTCTTTATGTATAATATCATCATTTTCATTTTTTTGTGTTTCAATATCTTGAGTAGTTGGAGGATTATATTTTTGTAATGAAATACTATAATAAAAATCCATAATATTACGAGATTCTTTTAACAAAGCTGTTGGATTATCTAATAACATCATTTTTTTGACATCTGAGAATCCATTTCCATTATTATAAAATGTTATTAAAGCAGTTTGTATATCATTACTTAAACTATTATAAATTTGAACAAGTAATGGATCATTTGCTGATTTTTCTTGAACAACTTCTTTATTTGTATTAGATAAAAGAGAATTTAAACCAGTATTTAAAGAATCTTTATAAGCTTTACTTAAATTGTCAACAGAACTACCTGAAACACTTGTAGTATTGTCACTAGAAATACCACCTGTTACCTTAAATTGAGACATAATATTAATAGAATTATTAGGATCAGTATTATCAGCAAGATTCTTAATAGAAGGATCATTAAGCATTAATAAATCATAAAATTTCTTGGATCTAGTTTTATCACTTTTTCTATAATAACCTAAGAATGTAAAGAATCTAATTAAAGAAAAATCATCGTGAGTAGTACCTCTAAAAATATATTTACTAAAATTATGGAAATTATTATTTAATAATTCTAACTGACCGGTGCTAAGTTTTAATTGAGATACAACATTTACTAAAACAATAATAAAAAATAATAATATAACTTCAAATATTATAATAAATGTAAATGCAGTTTTACCAAAATCTATAATTGATGTTTTTCCTATTCTTTTATTATATCTATTTGCAAATATAAATACTATAATAATAATAATAGTAACAATTAATAAAGTAATAACATAAATAGCTATGAACCATTTTTGTTGTTTTTTATTATTAAGTAAATAGTTTACTTCTATATTATAAATTGTATCGAATTTAAGAATCATATTTGATAAATTAACAATGATTTCTTTTTTTTTATCATTTGTAATGTTTTTAAACATATTCTCTAAACCATTATTATTATTACTTTCTCTTTTTAAATATAATAAAAAATCATCATAATAGTTGTTAATAACCTTATATATAGACATTATTACTTAATATTCAGTTTTTTTTTCTTTTCTATATTTAAACATTTAAATGGAAAAGGCTTTGTCATGTTATAATTGTGGACAGAATGCACAAGATCCAACAGGAGAAGCTCAATTACATAGATTAAGATCAATGATATCAGATAATTATTTAATAATTGCAATAAGTTTTATATTAATAATTGTTTTTATTATATTGATTATATATATTGTGAAACAATTAATAAATATAATAAGAACATGGAGAAACAGTAATATACCTGAAAAAACTGTAAATATTCAAGTAGCAATGAAAATATCTGATGATTATGATTATGATGATGAACAATCACAACTAGTAGATACAACAATATATATGGATTCTAATAAACAAGATTTCTTAAATAGAATTAAAAGTTTATATGGGAATTATAATGATCTTAAATCTAAATATATTAAAACAACATATGGAGAAACAAATGATGATGTAATTAATAAAGATATATTATTTAGAGTTCATGACAAATATATAAGACATGAAAATGATGATTAATAATTTTATATAAAAATATTTTAAAAAATAAAAAATTTGAAAACTATTTAGAGATTCATTGTCTTATATTAATTATAATGAAAATTGTTATAGAAGGCAATATTGGTTGTGGTAAAAGTACATTATTAACATATTTACAAAATAAAACAAGACTTCCTGTATTTTTAGAATCAATTAATAAATGGACATTACTTGATAAATTCTATGATAATATTGAAAGATATGCATTTTCATTTAATTTGGAAGTACTATTATCAATGTCAATATGGAAAGATAATAATTTTGTAGCATTATATGAAAGAAGTCCAGTATCGTGTAGAAAAATATTTACAGAAATGAATTATGAAAATGGGAAAATAGCAAAAGAAGAATTAGATTTATTTGATAAATTATTTGAAACATTTGGATGGGAACAAGATATTATTATATATTTAGAAACTTCACCAGAAATATGTTATGAAAGAATGAAAAAAAGAAATAGAAGTTGTGAATATTCAGTACCTTTAGATTATTTACAAAATTTACATAAAAAACATATAGAAATGTTAGAATATGTTAAAAATCATAAACCACATATTAAAATTTATAAAATAAATGGAAATGAAAATGAAGAAAGTATATGTAAAAATGTATTAAAAATTCTCAGAGATAATATTATTTTATAATTTTTTTATAATTTTTTTATTTTAATATTAAGATTATGATATTAAAATTTGATTTATTATAAATTATATTAACTGATAAATATAATAAACTGATAAATATAATAGTTAATTTAAATAATTGAAAATGGAACAATTAAATGATGATATTATTTGTATTATTGGTAATTTATTACCAATTAAAGATAGATCATCTTTACGATGTTCTTCAAAAAAAATAAGATTATCAATGATGAATATAAATATTCAAAAAGAAGTTTATATTAAAAAAGCATCTGATAAATTTTTTAAATCATCAGAATATACTAAATATCATTTCAGAAAAAAATGGAAAAATCTATCAAATACTTCATATATTGAATTAATATCATGTGATTTTTGCATGTTTATTCGTTATAAATCATCAAATAATCCTGACTTTGAATATAATGAAGCAGTAATAGAATCATCAAGTTATGGTGCATGGTTAAGATATGCATACAGAGTATTTAATTCTAGATCACAAAAATCACAAAGAGTTATAGATTTTAAACATGTAATATCTGAATTATATAATTCATAATTTTTTTATTTATTATATAAATTTTTCATTCATATTAATAATTGTTTTCATTTATCAAATCAAATTTCACTCATATATTATTAATTATATATTTCAATAATTAATTATTCTCCCTATTATCAAATCAAAAAATTCAAT